TTAAAAATACAAAATTGGTGTACCCATCAATATTGATATTTGAAGATACGCTAATAAAATATGTTTCATTTTTATATTTTTGTA